ACGTTGTCACGAAAATCGCAGGCCTGGGGAAGGCCGCAATCTTCAAAATGAATCATGACGACGTCTAGGGCTGGTGTAAGTTCATCGCGGTGAACCTTGCGGAAGGCTTCGATAGAAACCTGTTGGCGATTTGAAAGCGTACCAAACGTCTGGAGCCAGACGTGGGTAAGGCCCTCAGAGGCGGCTTTAGCAAGGATGACATCGCATGTATGAGCATTCGTGAGTCCGATACGGAGTACAAGCATGGTAACCTGTCCGACCGATTCAAGCGACTGCTCAGACCAAAAGATATGGTAGGTATGGCGGAGCACCTTGGAGGCCATTCGCTGAAGAGTGTCGGAACTTTGAGGTACGTTTCCTCCTTTAGGAACGGCAGCACGAGCGGCCACGGCCTGACGGGCTCGAGCGAAGCTACGATGGGCTCCCACTCGGGTATGAACACGAGTAGGTGCTGATTGAGGGGCATTATCGAGGCGAGACCAGAATGAAAAGGCCTTATAGCAGGCAAAGGCGACTCCCAGAGCGAGTGAAATGCCGAGGAAGTATTGCCAGTATTCCACGAGGAAATCCCATAGCTTGCCAACGTGGAGTTTGACGTTGTCCACGATGCGGGAGAAGAGCTTAGAGAACCACTCCCGCTGGGTAAGAAATATCCCGTTGCCGACAACTGCACTCACGACCTCAGGGGGACGGTCGGCGACGAGTGAGTCGGACTTGGAACGGGCAATGAGCAGGGGTGTGTAATAGAGAACTTCCACATCCTCCCACGCGATCTTAGAGATCTCGCAGAGGTGTTTACAAGCGTCGAGATGGATCTGAACATCCGCATGGTTCTGAGGGTGGAGCTTAAGAGCATCGAGGTAATCCATAAAATTAGCGTGGAAAATCTCGTGGGCTTCAGGAGAAACAAAATCAGCAGCGCGAAGACCGTCACGAACTTGGGGAGCATTAAAATCAATGGGCTCGACAATCGGAGGCGGAGGTTTGAGATCATGGGACGGCGGATCAACGAAAGCAGGTCGACCGCCGAGATCATCCACGGTACGAAACGCGGGAGGGACCTCGCGGTTGTTGAACGGGGACGGAGTGGGAGAGGGCTTCTTTCCAATGTTCTCATTGCGAGTACGGAACTTAGCAAGGAGATCATCGGACTTGGCAGTCTCAATAGGGGTGAGAACAGGAGGCTGACGATTGAAGACTAGGCGATTGAGCTCTTCTTTCTTGATAATGAGACCAAGAAGTTGGGTAGGGCTAAGAAACTCGCCTTTGTCAATGCCTCGACCTTTCGTCGGATCTTTCATACGATAACGCTGTAACACGTAAACACTAGAACGATCTTCGAAGGAAGTCTTGGCATTAATGGCAGCGAGCATAGCCTCATCGAGGCGGTCGCTACCGAGATGATCGCCAGGAAGGCAAAGCTCAGGTTGAAAAGTGAGCTCAATGTAGAAGTCTGGGCGACGGCGAACGGCATCAATGCAAGTAACGGCTTCGGAAATAGGATCAGGTTGGTTGGAACTGAGAATGACGAGCTTACTGCCAAAGTAAGTGGTGCCTTTGTCATTGATGTTAGCCATGTGGAGGAGCGCAGGATCACCATTAAGGCAACGGACGATGTCGAGAGCGGCGGAATCACCGCCCGCAACCTCCTTCTTCTGGAGAAAGTCGTCAAAGATAGTGACGCATTGGTTGGCAAAGCCATCCCAATACTCAGTCTCGGGCGTACGATGGTAAATATAGCCGGACATGTTGCGAAGGATGACCTGATACTCCTCTTTACTGTGAGTAAGAGAGAGGTAGGCCATGGCAAGCATCTTGGCGAAGTAGGTCTTCCCAGAGTTGGGGAGGCCATAGAGGAAAACAGCAACAGGCTTAGCGCGGGCAGAGACAATGTTGGGATTGAGAGCTATGCATTCATCACGGCGCTTAGCAAGCGCAGTAAGAACGACGCCAATGCGATCGCGGGCGACGCGGTCGTCGGAGATAGCACGAAGGAAATGAGTGTGCTCCCGGCCTTGAGAGATGAAGGTGTTGAGGATACCAAGATTGGTAATAGAAGGGCGAACGTTACATTTGCCCCACTCGTCGAGATAGGTCTCGACTTCCTCAATCCACTTAAGGAAAGGGTGGGTATCATGAAGAAGCTTGTCATAGACTTTGAGACCAAGGCCATCACGGATCTTATTGAGAAGCGTCAAAACAATTTTCGAGCTAAACTCGACAATAGAATCAACGCCCTTGATCACGGACGGAAAAGAGACAATGAAATCCTTGAGACAGTCGAAGGTCCCCTTGCGCTTATCGCTGAGAGCGAAAAAGCCACAAGAAAACATAGAAACAAAGAGCTTGGAAATGAGGGCTGGAGTGACGTCAAG